ATAATAATAATAATAATAATAATAATAATAATAATAATAATACAATAATAATACAATAACAATAAAATAATAATACAATAATATCAACAACTTTTTTATGTATGACGCAATATACTGTATTGCACCATACTGCAACCATCAAACACGAGAGTATTACCACCACACCCTACACCGCAAATTTCGGCATCATACTGAACCGTGTAATCGTATAATGCGCTTTCTCGAGCACCCGTTTTTTTTCTGCGTTATACGCACGTATCGACACTAAACAGTCTTCGTACGTTTTCCATTCGGCGCAACTCACTTCCGACGACTGGACAATACATTCTTGTACCGAATCTGAATACGACATATACGCCAAATAATATTTGTGTTTATACGACTTGTAGTTCGATCCAATGAATATTTCCTCGTATGGTGCAATATTATGTATCGGCACAATCGATGCGGAAGGATACCCGGTTTCTTCGCAAAACTCTCGAACTGCACAATCGAAATCTTTTTCTTGATAGTTCCGGCGCCCTTTTGGAAATCCCCATTCGGCGTTTTCCCATTGTGTTCCCGTGAGCGTGTCTTCCACCAATGTTTGGAGAGTATACAAATCGTTCTTTAATACAATGCCTTTGCGTAATGCATTGAAATTTTCTCTCGATTTTTGTTCTTCTGCGGAATACAGCGCCGATTCTTGAGCGTTCTCGCCCCACAATTCGGCCCATATTGCATTGAACGGTTGGGTCAGTAATCGGGTTTTTTCCGAAGTAGTCATTTGCACTATCATATTCGAAATATACGATTTATCGAAAATGGAATATTTGCCGCGCATAAAATCAATAAATCCGAGAGTATCTCGCCGTCGTATCATCAGATATTCTATAATCGGGGTTTCCGAGAATTCCACCGTGCGTTGTCGAAACACAATCAGTCCAAAACTAGTAATGGGCGTTTTGCATTGGTAATGCAAATGTCCGTGTTTTCGGCAATTGTTGCAGAATTTCGGTTTTGGTTGGTATTCCGTCGTATGATTTAGGGCATTTGCCACAAACGCATTTTTATGATGATCCCCATTTTGCCGCCGAAATTCCTCTGTCGTTTCTCCGGAGAAACCTCTCATTCCTATGCTTGCACCTCTCGCAGGAATTGTCCCAAAACCGTGTGTCGGGGATACTTTCGCGGAATGTTTATGCTGGGAAATCCCCCAGCCGTCGCCAATACCGGTTTCGTCGAAACTAGTGTTTGTTAAAAAACGTGTATTCATTGTTTTGCGGGTTCGGTATATGATAATAATGGGTTGTTTTTATATACGTTGAACGGTTCAACAAAAATGCCAATGATTCAACCAAACCCGGCGGTATGGGGTCCCCATTACTGGTTTTTTCTGCATTCGGTCGCGTACTATTACCCGGAATACCCGAACGATACGACGAAACGAAAATACTACGATTTAATACAAAATATGCCGTTGTTCATCCCGAGCGAAACCATCGGGAATCGGTTTAGCCGATTACTGGACAAATATCCTGTGACTCCCTATTTAGATAAACGCGAGTCATTCATACGGTGGGTCAATTTTATACACAACAAAATCAATTACACAATCGGTAAAGCGGAAATGTCGATAGACGAGAGTGTGGCGGCGTATGAATTGCAATACGATATTGCGCAACACACTCTCTATAACGGTAGCGCGTTATTGAAAACCGAAGTGTATTCGCAAATGGCGATTGTGGCGGGGTTATGCGTTCTGTTGTATTATTGCTACAAAAACGAAGATTCGTAGGAAATTATGTTGCTAATATATACTAATTTCGGCAATGCGATTCGAAATCGTCCTATTTATATTGGCGGTATTTGTTATGGTCAACATATATACCGACGGAAAATACTGGAAAGTGCTCCTTTCGTGGAAAAAATACTACCAAATGGCGGGAGTAGCATTCGGGGCACTTGTCATATACTGGCTGTTTCGCAAAAACCCGATCCACGTGCAACAACTCATTGCACATTCAAACGAATACTTGAAATATCTACCTGTAGACAAGAATGCGGCGAATATGCTGACTCCCGTGTTGGATTTTACCGCAAGATATTCCGGACATCCCTCGCAGGCTTATGGTAATGCAAGCTGGGCGCCCGCGGTAACCGATACACACCCTATATTGAGTATGCCCAATGTTTCATCTGGCGGAAATCGGAACGCATACGCTGAGCAACGAATACGCTCTTCGGGAAAAACGGGCACAAAACGGTCCGTGAGTGAAACGAAGAAGAAATTCGTTGCCGCAAAACAAAATTGGAAATGCGGCCATTGCCAGAAACAGTTGCCGGCATGGTTCGAGGTCGATCACATAATACGTTTAGAACATAACGGGAGTAATCACGTGGATAATTTAGTCGCATTATGCCGCGATTGTCACGGCGAGAAAACCGCAATTGAGAATTTATAATGTGACATTTCCTACGTAGATATATATCAATGACACGCGGTTTTCTTTGAAAGGTGGTATCATACAAACGACGTATTGAAATATACCGTATTATGTAAATCCTACATAGTTCGTTATCATATTTATATTTACAACTATATTTCATCTTATATGTGACGTTTTACATATAGTATGATGCGTGAACCCGTCGAAGTCCAAATTTATCTTATATAAACATATTCTATAGTATATAATAAATATAGGTAAGAATGGCGACAACCATACCCCCCGCTACTCCACAAAACATCAACAGAACCGCCAACACAACCACTGAATATATATTCAAAAAGATGGCCGGTATAAATCCGGCAGACGAATTAACCGCCGAAAAAAAATCGGAATTATACACTTGTGGTTTAAAATACGTATGGGCGTTTGGGTTATTGATTGTTTCCGGCATTTTTATATACGTTGCATCGACGGACGATAAGGCGTTAACAGAAGGGGTGTTTAAACATATGGTATTTACTATTTTACCAATCGTAATTGGATGCATATTGATTTTACCGCTGTTTTCGCAAAAGATAAACACCACTACACTAGTATTCAACGGAATTATTCTCATAGTGGTGTTATTATCCGTATACGCGTTTTACGAAATCAAGAGTCCGGAATCGGTTATGTTTGTTCGATACATAATGTATGGTCTAGTCATTTTCGCATTAATCGTAGCTTTAGCAATTATTTATAAAATATATATTCGATATATTTACAATAAACGCGGCTGGGTCTTTTCGGTTATCCAACTCATCTTTTTCATACCGTGTTTGTTACTGGATTTTATTGAGTATATTAAATCGGAATTAAAAGTTGCGCCCAAAACCGTATATGTATTATTTGCGATTGAGTTATTACTAGTGATCGCATACATTATAATATCACACTTATCGAGAGTATCTAAAAAACCGAGCACCAATATATTATTGGACGAACCGGTCTTTTTAAATACGAAAACACAAGTATCGGATTACAAAACATTCGTTATGGGTAACATCGACGAGTCGCCGTTTGCAAAACAATACGAATTCCACGCAAACTATTCTATTTCGTTTTGGGCATTCTTAAACGCCGTAGATACATCGCAAGGCGTTACATTACTCCGTATCGGCCCGTCCGCAACTAAATTAGTGTATGGAAAACCGCATATACAATACGCGAATGGTGTCTGCTCGTTTTACCTAACAACCCCCGCAACTCTATCCCGCAATCCTACTCCACAATTAACAATAAATGTCCCTTTACAAAAATGGAATTATTTCGCGATTTCATATGATGAACATAAAGTGAATGTCTTCGTAAACGGAGTTTTAGAAAAAACGTATACATTCCAAGATGGCGAAACTCCCGAATACAATATAACCGATGTAATTACGGTCGGAAGCAATATTTCGTCAATGAATGTGGGAGCAATTTGTAATATTCGATACTACAAAAAACCAATTACAAAATCGGAGGTGACGAGCGAATATAATCGGTTAATGTATAGCAACCCGCCAACGCAATAGACTATTATTTCGTGTAACCGAATTCATAAATAAAATATGTATTATAATATATAACGAATGAACACCTCCACGATAATTTCGCTGATTTTATTTTTGATAATATTTGTCGCGTTATACCAAACATACTTTTACCTAAACCCAAAGGTATTAAACGACGGCACTATCATTCCAATTACGCAAC